TTTTACAGATCAATTCTTCGTGGCGGACACTAACCGCGCGGGTGTGTAAACGCCCAGCGCGTCAGGTGATACGCTCCCTGACAGACCCTTCCTGCAACCTGAAGGTAGCCCGAGTTCTATGGGATAACGGCAAAGGTGCAGCTCACTGGCGAGCAACGTCAGGCCAGTAAACAACATCAAGGAGAAACTGATGGTAAAGAAAACAAAGGTCGTAGCGATGCGACTAACAAATGATGAACACGAAGCCATAACTAACTTGGCTAAACGGCGCAATAAATCCTTTGCTGAAACGCTTCGGGAGATTGTTGAAAAAGGATTGCCAAAAGACCAACAAGGCAACGTATGGGTGAGGGGAACTGCTTATCGCTCCCGTTGTACTTACTGCCGAAAGGCTCTGCAATTGCAAACTGGCATTTGGCTAGAACGTAAAGCGTGGGCTCATGAAGAATGTGAGGCTGCAAGTGGGCTTTAATCTTGACGACTACGAACCAGTAGCGCTACGCCTTGACCGCTGGCTAAAGCAAAACCCCAAAGGCATTGTCAAGACCGACCTACTGAGTGAGCCGGGTGCAGACGTGTGTGTGTTTCGTGCAGAGCTATGGCTGGACGGTCAGTGCATATCGGTAGGTCACGCCGAAGAAGTACGCAACTCCAACATGATTAACAAGACATCTTCAATGGAAGTATGTGAAACTTCGGCGATAGGCCGCGCATTGGCTAATGCTGGGATGGCAGGTTCTGACATGACGAAGCGTCCGTCTCGTGAAGAGATGGCAAAGTCTGAGCGTTACAGCGCACCAAAGCCCCGTATAGCACAAGCCCCGTCCGCAATGGCGGATGCAAACGGTGTCAGCGTTAAAGGCAACCAATACGGGGACATTCCCGACTGGCTCGTCCTAGAAGCTTTTCAAGCTGGTGTTACACAGGTGTGGGACAACCGCGACAAAGTTGCAGGAACAAAGCGCCCATGGTTTAAGGATGTAAACGGAGACAAAGCGTTCTGGCCACCACGGGGCACACCTGATCCGATTATCGCTACCCACGAAGACGACCTTGCTGATGACCTTGCACCTGAGGAGCCGTTCTAATGGAAGAACTCAAGCAAGCCATAGAAGCCCTCATCGAAGACCGTGACCGCTGGCGAAACATCGCAGAGAAAGCCCTCTTGGAGTTGCAAACCGCTGTCAAACTCCTAGAAAACCTGAGGGACTCCGTCCATGATTGAGTTTGTCTATTTTGTGTCCCACTCCACACTGATGATTGCCCTAGGCATTTGGCTGGCTAAGCGTCATGTCTAAGCCCATCTTGTGCCCGTTCTACACCTGCAAAGCCGAAACCAGTGGTTACTGCTCGATGCACCGTCACCTGCTCCCAGCCATTGAGCGCGTAGTAGAACACATGGATCCCGAAAGCATCCTGTCGTTCAATGTAAACGTGTCGAACCTGTTGCCAATGGTGAAGATGATGGAAGAGCAATACCGAGACAACAAACGCCTCGAGCGTGAACTAACCAGCTGCACCGCTGAACTTGGTCGCATCCTTGGAGGCGTGTAATGGCAACACAAACGACTTACCCATGCGACAAATGCAACAAGACCGTTGTCATGGTTATTGACCAAGAGAGAAACTCGGATGGTCATTTGCAATGGTCAAAACAGAGTTACTTGATTTCATGCCGTCATAACAAAGTTGTCGGCGACACTCTTTACCACTCGTCAGAGCATCGTGGCACTTACTCATCACCGAAAGACTGGATTGCCAAGTAATGGTTGGTGAAGTAACAGAACGCATCTTCCAATCAAAGGTGGAACAGATAGCCACTATGAACGGCTGGCTCATTCATCACCCGTCACCTCATCAGGTTCGTCCCGGTGTGTGGCGCTCCGATGGCAAAGGGTTCCCCGACCTCGTGCTAGCCCACCGTGAGCGTGGCATTATCTTCGCTGAACTCAAACTAGACAACGGCAAACTGTCACCTATGCAGGTCATATGGGCAAACGCCCTGAAGCCTCACGTTGAGCATTATGTGTGGCGACCAAATCAGCTGGAGATGATTGCAGAGCGCCTCGGCAGGGCGTAGCATCCGACTTGCCTAGGGGTTTAGGTTCACGCAGAGCAGCCCCTAGGCACCCTGACAACACACAGAATCACGGCCTCGTTGGGAGTTGTACTCAGCAGGTGTAATGCACGGGGACGTGCTAGAGCGCCATGCCTTAGAGCTGGTGTACAGCGTCCAAACGTCACAAATGTCAATGGTGTCCGTCCCTTGGTGTAATCATCCGGCAGCCATAGCTAGTAGCTAGAACTGTGGGGGGCTATCACCGCACCAACCCACCCCGTAACATGAAAGCAACCGCAGGCGCAGCCAAGGGCGCTAGAAAAGAAACAAAACAACATGACACGCCGAGCAACACCCGAATTCCTCAAAGCACGCAAAGAACTATTCAGCAACGGACCCATGACGTGCGTACTCTGCCACAAAGCCCCAGCCACAGACGCAGACCACATCATCCCCTTCGATGCAGGCGGGCCCGATGACATCACCAACCTCAGACCAGTATGTAAACCCTGCAACTCAAGAGCAGGCGCACGCTATGTAAACGCCAAACGCGCACACCAACAAGAACGACGCGCCGAAGCAATGGGAAGCCAAATCGGTGTAAACACAGAGACTTTTTTTGTAAACGAAAACCTAAAGCCCCCGACCTTTTCTTCGCGTATCTCCCAAAACAGTCATGACTCAGCTCAAGACGGTGTGTTACCGCCGTTAACGGTTGGCGTTGGTTCGGATCAGCCACGGCTGGAAACGCCCACTATTGGGTACGAGTCCTATGGGCCTCTCATTGCAGAGTTTGCAGCTGCTCACCTCAACCGTCATTTGTTTCCGTGGCAAGTCAATGTTCTCACCGGGGCTTTTGAGCATGACACTGACCATTCGTTTACACATTCAAGTGCGATGGCGTTTTGCGCTCGCCAGCAGGGAAAGACTTTTATGCTTTCGGCGGTGGTTGGCTTTTGCCTTTTGGAGTTGCCTCGTATTTGGGGGCGACCTGTAAAGGTGGTGTCTACGGCTCATGAGTTGGCGTTGGCGACTGAGGTCTTTGAGGATCTGCGTGACTTGTTTGAGTTGTGGGAGGAGTCGGGGCTGTGCAAGGTGACGTGGGCGTATGGTCGTCACCGCGTCAAGATGGTGGACGGGTCTGAGTATCTCGTCAAGGCAGCCACGGGGAAGAAGCACGGTATTTCGGGCGTGGACATTCTCATCGTTGACGAACTGTGGGCCATCACCGAGGCGGCTTATTTCGGCGCTTTGAAGCCTGCACAGATTGCAGTCAAGTCGGGGCTGTCGTTGTTGGTGTCTACCGCTGGTGATGAGTCAAGCACTGTGATGAAGAAACTTCGAGAGCAGGCGATTGGGCAGATTGACAAGGGCGAGCCGGGTGAGTTGTACATGGCTGAGTGGTCTGTGCCTGAGTCGGTTTCGCCTGATGATGAGCGTTACTGGGGCTACGCAAACCCGAGCATGCCTAGAACCGTCACCATTAAAAGTCTCCGTGCTGCACACGCCAGCCCTGACCGATCTCAGTGGCTTCGCGCTCACTGCAACATGTGGGTGAGTGCTGCATCTTCGTGGCTTCCGCCGGGGCAGTGGGCAAAACGGTTTACTGACAATACCGAATGGGACGGGACGACTTCGGTGCTGGCGGTTGACTCCGCAGTTGACGACTCGAAATATGTTGGGGTGTGGTGTCGCAAGAACACAAACGGCGACATTGTCGCCAGTGTTAAGTTTCAGACCGAGTCCATCGCTGAAATGTGGGAACAGATCACGCAGGCTTTGGAGCGTGAACCGAAAACACAGCTGGCTATCACGCCGTCTCTGTTTATTCACACCCCCGAGAAGTTTCAGCGCCGAACGGTGCAATGGGGCTACGGCGAAATCAACAGATACACGTCAACCGTCAAAGGTCTCATCAACGAAGACAGAGTGAAGCACACTGGCGAGATTCTGTTGTCGGAGCATGTAAACAGAGCGGTTCTAATCCGCGGTCAAGGTGGCGCATTGTCAATTTCTTCCCAGCGAAGCCCGGGCCCAATCGAGGCGTGCCGTTGTCTCATTGTTGCAGCTGCAATGGTCTCAAGACCCGGACACGGAAACAAACCTTCAATGGGTTCTTCTAGATAGTTGCATTTGCAACAATCTTGTGTAAGACTCCGAGTGGATGGGTATTTTCTCACGCAAAGTTGACACGGCCTCTTTCGCCTCTGCACCTGTGCAGGCGGCTGCAGGCGCGTCCTACATTGGCAACTTCATCAACTACACCACTGGTTCTGCTGAGGTTCGTGCGCTGAGTATTCCTACAGTCTCGCGTTCCCGTGACCTGCTCGCTGGCATCATCGGATCTGTCGGTTTAAAGCATTACTCAAAGCAGTGGAACGGCTCTGACTATGACGAGGTCTACCTTCCTCTTGAGCCTTGGATGGAAACTCCAGACCCCAAGGTCTCGCGCTCGTTCTTCTTCGTAAACATCTTCTCGGACATGTTCTTCTACGGCGCTGCATACGCCTACGTCACAACGCGCTATTCGACAGGACTGCCTGCTTCGTTTACATGGCTCCCTGCTGCGAACATTTCAAGCACCGAGCAGACAGGTATCCCTCAGTACTTCGGGCCATCAAAAGAACTTGAGTTCAACGGCAACCCGTTGGACGTAAACAACGTCATCCAGTTTCTCAGCCCTATTGAGGGCATCTTGAAGATTGGCCAGCGCGCCATCAACACGTCGCTTTTTCTTGACCAAGCAGCTGACCGATACGCCAGCCTTGAAACTGTACCGGGCTACCTTCAGCAGATTGACGGCGAAGACATGTCAGGTGATGATTTGGGTTCTCTTGCCTCAGCTTGGGCGAGCGCGCGTAAACAGAACGCTATTGGTGCACTGTCGCGTCAGGTTCAGTTCCGTGAGTTTGCTCAAAACCCTCAGGAAGTCATTGCGGATCAGCGCAAGTATCAGTCTCTTGAGATGGCTCGCCTCTGTTCAGTGCCTGCCTATCTTGTGTCTGCCCCGACTGAGGGCGCTTCGATGACGTACCAGAACGCCCAGCAAGCGCGTCAGGATCTGTACCTTTTCGGCGCTCGTATCTACATGGACGCTATTGAGCAAACCCTTTCCAGCGCACAAGTTCTTCCTCGTAACCGCTATGTCGAATTTGACATCGAGGATTACGAAGGTTCCGAGATGAGTTCCCCTGATGGGATGCCTAACAATGAAACGGATGACGAATTGTGAAGATTGAGTTTGTAGCTGTGCCAGTCACCTTGGACGCTGCCGCTGGCGAGGACAGCCCCCGTACCATTACGGGCGTGGCCGTTCCTTGGGACACTCCAGCGACAGTGTCCTCGGGTGAGTCGGTCATGTTTCGCCGTGGCGCATTTGATGTAAACGCAAAGGCACCGAAACTTCTTGAGGGTCACGACATGACGCAGCTGCGTGGTGTTGTCACCGAACTTGTAGAAGCCGAAGAGGGTCTTTTGTTTACAGCCAAGTTTGCTAAGACTCGCGCCTCCGATGAGGCCATTGAATTGGTGAAGGCTGGCGCTTACGACTCCGTAAGTGTTGGCGCTATTCCCATCAAATTTAAGTACGACAAGAACGGGACAATGGTTGTCTCAAAGGCTTCTCTCGCAGAAATCTCACTTGTCGCTATGCCAGCGTTTTCGGATGCTGTCATAACAGAAATCGCTGCTTCTCAGCCTGACGAAGAGTCAGAAGAAGAAGTTGTCGAACCCCAACCCCTAGACATTCCTGAGGAGGAAACCATGTCTGAAGTAACCCCAACGGTTGAGGCTTCGGCTGAAATCGTCCCAACCGCTCCACTGTTCGCCACCGCGCGCCGTGAAGTTGCATTGCCAACAGCAGTCGAATACATGTCAGCATTTATTGCTGGCGGTTCTGCATGGCACCAAATGTCAGAAGCACTTCGTGCAGCTGCGCCGGACATTGTCACCACCGACACACCCGGCATCCTGCCAACCCCAATCGTCCAGCCTGTTTACAACAACTTCATCGGACGTCGTCCAGTAGTTGACGCAATCGGCGTACGCGCAATGCCTGCAGGCGGAAAAATCTTTATCCGTCCCGAGGTCACCACTCACACAAGCATTGGTGCTTCCATTGGCGAGCAGTCACCAACCGCTGGCACTCTTGTTGTTTTCAACAACCAAGTCACAAAGCAAATCTTCGGCGGATATGTAAACATCTCTGAGGCTGACATTGACTGGACAGACCCTTCTATCCTTCAAGTCGTTCTTGACGACATGGGCCGTATCTACGCCAACGCGACAGACAACTACGCAGCTGACCAGTTGGTCGCAGGCGCAACCGTCACACAAGCGTTCGCTCTTGCAGACGTGGCAAAGCCTGAAGTTTGGTCAGCAGAAATCGCTGAAGCAGCCTCAACAATCTTGAGCTCTTCAAACGGCAACCTGCCTACCCACCTCTTTGTTTCTCCAGACCGCTGGCGCAACCTCATCGCATTGAGCGACACGTCAAACCGTCCATTGTTCCCACAGGTTGGGCCAATGAACGCATACGGCAACCTTGGTGTAAACGAGTACGGCGGCAACGCTTTCGGTCTCTCTGTTGTTGTTGACCGTAACTTCGCATCGGGTACCGCCATTGTCGGCGACGCATCGGGTTACGAACTCTTCGAGCAGCAAAAGGGCACGATGTCAATTGAGTCGCCATCAACACTGTCGCGCACAATCGCTCTCCGCGGTTACTTCGCAGCGTTGATGATTGACGAAACAAAGTTCGTCAAGTTCACCTTCGCCTGATCACTAGGTAGTAGGAAAGGGTCTGTATGTCTGTCTACACAATCACTCATGGTTTTCACTTTGATGATGTTTCAGCCGTACAGACCCTGACCCCTTCCGAAGTTCAACCCGGTGACAGCATCGTTGTCGCTGGCGCTGGCGCAAAGTTCAACGGCACCTT